TAGATTCTTATATCCTCTATCAATAATAGTTTGTATTGTAGCCCAACCGATATTGTTGTTCTCAACTACTAATAATGCATCGTTATATTTTGTTGCTAATTCTATTAAAAAATTACCATAATCTGTAGTACTTAATTGTCCTTTATATTCTGCTACTTGTTCCATATCTTCAACTTCAAATACTTGACAAGCAGAATAGTCACTACCGTCACCACGAGCCACATCAGCAACCACTATATATTCTTTTGTATAATCAGGTTGTCTGAATATCCATAACCCCCTATCAACTCCTTGTTCTTCAACTGGAGCTTCTACCATTTTATCCTTGTACCATTGTAATATTGCAGGGTCAACTACTGATTGTCCAGAAGTAAGGAAGTCAGCATCACATTCTTGTGCTGCTTGTGATGGTCCTAAAATCTTATCTTGTTCTTTTCTCCAAGATTCATCTCTATCCGGATGGTCTGTCCAATGTAATCTTATTGGATGAAATTCATTTGTTCCATCTTCAGAACCAACCCATTGTTGATGAAACCAATTACCCACACCATTAGGTGTTGATAAAGCAATACAACCACCACCAGTTGCTAGTGTTTGTTGTGCAGCTGTCCATATCTCATCAATCTTATCAATGAATGCTGCCTCATCAAGAATCAAAAGAGATAGTGCCTCTGAACGACCTGCTGATTCATTAGAAGCGATTGCTTTAATTTGAGAACCATTTGCAAATCTCAATGAAAGTTTATTTGTTTCATCAACATTTGTTTTTAACCAAGATGGTAAACCATCGTACATAACTCTAACTTTTGTAACAAGGTTTTTAGCTACATCTTTACCTGTAGCAATAACAAGAATATTCTTATCTGATTGAAATAACATTGTCCACAATGAAAATCCAGCTGAAAGTGTTGATATACCCAATTGTCTTGATTTAAGAATTATATTATATCTTTCATTTTTAAAATCTTCAAGACATTTTTCTTGAAATGGATATAAATCAAATTTAACTTTACCTTTCTGAGGATGTTGTATTGTGCAATACTTTCTCATAAAATGTACTGGGTCTTCAACACATTTCAAATATTCTCGTTTTATTACTTGTTTTAAGTCTTGACTCATTAGTTAATCTGTCCTGCTAAATGAACTGAACCTGATGTGAATACTACACCTAAACCAAACCAAATCCATTTATTTTCATACCATTTTGGCTTTATTGTTTTAATCATATCATCTTTTAATTTTAATTGTGCTTCATAATCTTTCATCAAACTTTCATACTCTAAATTCAAAGTATTAGCTTTGTCAAGATTAAATTCAAGTTCTTGTACATTGTTAAAAAGATTTTTTGTTTCTTCTTCTGAAAAACAAGTCCCTTCACAAGGTACAACTTCTTGTGTAAAAATAAAAGAACATAATATTAACATTAAAAGTTTTTTCATTTTTTCTTTCCTTTGTTGGCTAATTTTTTTAAATAATCGGATGCTTCTTTACTTCCAACATTTTTTGATTTATATTTTTTATTTTTAGTTTTAGTAATATTCTTCTTTTTTTCTTTTATTGTATTTTTAACTTTTTTGACATCTTCCTTTATGCCTTTAAGTTTTTCATCTTTTTTACCAGCACTTCTACCAGTTAAAAAAGCTGCAAGAACACCACCACATAAAACAAAAAACCCAATAACATATTTTTTTATTTTACTGAACATTACTTTTTACCAAAAGGAAGTTTGTCCCAAATAGGTTTAAGAACGGTATCAAAAATAATATCGTCTTTTTTACTTGGTGATAATTTTACGATTTTTTCTAATGTGTAAAATCCTAACATTACCCATTCCCAATTTGCCATTACCCAATCCATCATTGTTTTTCTCCTATGTTGTTTTTGATATTGACTCTCTTGTCAATTCTTGATTATAATTTGCTAAAGTATTTGTAAGTTTTTTATCATTTACTGAATTTTCATAATTTTGTAAAGTTAATTCCTCAATCTCCTTATCAATTGTAGTCCATCTTTTAAGCATTTGTAGCTTAACCCAAAAATAATGTTTATTATTATTTTCACCTATTCTTGATGCTTTTAAATCTACTTCAAAATTTATTTGACAATGAAAACATCTATCCATTCTAACAAATGTTTCTCTATCTCTTTTATCGTTGTTACAATTTTTATTACAATCTTTACATTGTTTATCAAACAAACCAACACCTGGTAATGAACTTACTTTTACTCTATATCCGTTTTCTTGTCTCCATTTATAACCATCACTATCTGTCCATTCATCACCTATTGCATGATAATCAGATTCTTGGTCGCCATATCCTACTTGAACTTTAGGTTCATGGTTCCCCATTAACATATTTTGAATCTTTTTTACATTCTTTCCCATAATAACCTCATTTATATTCTATATATATAAGTATCTAAAAACTTATTAAACCGGTGATTTGATTGATTGGAGCAAAGGCTCCTGTAAATTTATATGTTTTACCTTTATATTTAAAGACAATACCTTCACTTGGAACGATTGCCTTTGTCCCACCGATAGATTTTAATTTTTCTAATTGTAACTTTAATGTTTTTAATTTTTTAATATCACCACCACTTCTTACATTTTTAATTGCAGCATCTAATCTTTTCCTAATTCCTTGAACTGCCTTACTCGGATTGGCGGCCATAAATCCTTTCACATTCTTTAATATCTCAGCTCCTACTTCAAAGAAAAGAGTTTCAAATGGTTTCATATTCTTTTTAACTTGAGCCGCATGATTCTTTTTATCAAAATCTAATATTGATTGTAAAGCTTTTTCATCAAAGAAATCAGTCATTTTCATATCCTTTTTTATATCAGCGACTGAATATGATTTATCAAAGAATGCCCACCTTTTAGTTAATCCTTCTACAACTTTTGTAGATAATTTTTTTGGCCAATTATTTGATATAAATACTTCCCACCACATTTGATGATATAAAGCAAGTGTATCATTATCTTTAAGTCCATATTGAGCTTGTAACTTATTTAATCTACTTAAAAATTTACCTTTCATCTTACTAAAGTCTTGATGTTTTGGAACATCTAAAAATACAGGTTTAGCTATTTTATATTTCTTTTGTATGTGTTGATTAACTTGTTCAATCATACCACTTAATATTCTACCACTATTAGGAACTTCACCTTTTACATTCCCAGCATCATCATATTTTAGAGCTCCGTGAAATACTAATTCAGCTTTATCATAATCAATCACATTAGCCGACTTTGGCCACATTACTTCCATATTCATAAAGTTATAACCATTATTAAATATTTTATCTTTTTGTTTCTGTGATAATTTCTTGATAGCCTTTTCTAAATCTTTCATAGCATATACAAATGCGTTTCTTATATCACCTCTACCTTTAAACTTACTCATAATACCTCTGGTATCTAAAGCTGTCTTACCACCATTTTTGATGTGTCCTTTATTTCTTGCAGCGATAAGTTTTCCGTCTTTCCAACTTATCATAATGTTCTGACCATCTAACTTTTCTGTAACATTATCTTCACGACTAAGTTGCCCACCTAATCCCAATTCAATGATTTTTTTCAAATCACCAAAAGTTAAATCTTTGTCATCAAATGGATGTGCCATATGTCCGTATGCCCCACCTTCTAATAACAAATTTTCATCTAAAGATTCATTTTTACTATCTTTAAACTTACCATCATATTCAATAACTTTAAGTGGTATCTTCCTACCATAAGCAGTATTTGACATAAGTCTTGTGTTTCCTGCCATTAAATACAATTCACCATTTTTATCTCTTATAGCAATTGGTGCTTCTTGTGGTTTTCCACTTTCTATATTACCAGTGATATAATCCCAACCTTTTTTATATTTGGTTGCAAGTTCTTTACCTTTAGCCTTCATTCCCTCTATACCACCTTCTTCTGATGCATCTAAAATATTACCAGCATCTGAATTTCTTATATTTTGTAATTCTTCACTACTGAATGTTTCCTCTGGTGCATCTAAAATCTTTTGTGTTAATTCATCTTCATCTTTAGCTAAATTAGGAACTGCTTTAAGAGTTTTTTTGTTTTTAAAATATTCACCAATTTCATC